GCAAGAGAATATTAAGCGTGGTATTGTGCTTTCGGGTGGGAGGGCAACCCGTCTTTACCCTGTAACCAAGGTAATATCAAAACAGCTTTTAAATTTATACAATAAGCCCGTCATTGCATTTCCACTCCAAACACTGAAGGATATGGGATATGTTGACATTCTCATTATTAATGCCGATGAGGATCAACAGAAACAATTCAAGATTCTGCTTGGAGATGGAAGTAAATTCGGATTGAATCTTTCTTACGCTATTCAAGATTCCCCAAAGGGATTGGTGGATGCTTTCATTGTTGGAGAGGAATTTATCAAAGATGCTGATGAAATATGCTTAATTCTTGGAGATAATGTCATTATTGGCAATTCCCCCATTCATCCCCAACCAAACACTATTTACACCTACAAGGTAAAAGACCCTTCAGCATATGGTGTAGTTGAAACGGATGAAAACGATAATATTATTCAAATTGTGGAAAAACCCAAGGAATTCATCTCAGAGGATGCTGTGATTGGTCTTTACGTGTTTTCCAATGAAGTTGTGGAAATGGCTAAAAAGGTAAAACCATCTGCTAGGGGAGAACTGGAAATCGTTGACCTGATTCGTTTGATGAATGATAAAGAAGGTGTAGGGGTTGAGAAATTGGATGGATTTTGGTTCGACGTTGGCACATTTTCTAGTTTATTGGATTGTGCTAATCTTGTTAGAACTATCGATGAACGCTCAAATCACTCAATCGGGCTTGATTTGTCTTGAATGTGTGATAATTTCCAATCATGGAAGAGCAAATTTGGGTGGAAAAATACAGACCACAGACCTTGGATGATCTGATGGTAGATGATAATACTAGAAAAATTATTCAAAATTTTGGTAAAAAAATACCCCATTTATTGTTGACTGGTAAACCCGGAGTGGGAAAAACCACCTTAGCTAAAATCATCGCCAAAGATATTCTCAACTGTGACTTTTTATATATAAATGCTTCCGATGAGAATGGTATTGACACCATCAGGGAAAAAGTAATTGGGTTTGCACAGACAAGAAGCTTTGACGGGGGGTTGAAAATCATCATCCTTGATGAGTGTGATGGGCAAAGCAAAAATGCTCAAAATGCTCTTCGCAATGTGATGGAGTCTTACGCATCAACCACCAGATTCATCCTAACTGGTAATAATAAATATAAGATTGAACCCGCCCTACAATCCCGTTGCCAGAGTCTCACGCTCCATACATCCCTGAAAGATGTCACCCGTAGGTGTCTGGAGATTCTGAAAAAGGAAAATGTTGAGATTCCTGATAACCAGAAGAAACCTTTGGTTGCCCTGATCAAAAGCCATTATCCTGATATCAGAAAATGTATCAATGAATTGGAAAAATATTCCAAATCCGGTATTCTCTCCATTGAGACGAAAAAAGACACCAATCAGGTGATGGATTTGATTTACACCAATCTCCAATCGGGAGATACTTTGAAAACACGTAAATTCCTGATTGAGAACGAGGAATTATTCGATTCCGATCACGAATCTTTGTTGAAAGACCTTTTGAATTATTTCTACGATCTCTCCATGGATGATACCACAAAAAAACAGGCTATCCTTATCATTGCGGAGAGCCTGTTTAAGATGATGTCCGTTACGGACAGAGAGATTTGTGCTATTGCTTGCTTGCTACAGCTTGAGGAATTATTTCCAGAATAATTTATCCAAATCCTCTTCTGCCTCTGATGGAGAACCCGGAAGATATTTATCTAAGCGGTTTTGCACAATCTTGCTCTTGTTTGGGTTTTGAATTATTTCAGAATTCTCTACATCCATTTGCTGTTGTGGTAAAGGAGGAGGTGTTGCACCAGATTGTTTTGGTAAAGGAGGAGGTGTTGCACCAGATTGTTTTGGTAAAGGGGGAGGTGTTGCACCAGATTGTTGTGGTAGCGGAGGAGGTGTTGCACCACTCACGCTTTTCTTGAGGTGTCCGAGAGCAGCATTGATACCAGACACAATTTCAATGTTACCAATGTCCAACCCAAGCTTTTTAATATCATTTTTAATATCAGCGACAAATGAGTCAATACGTTTGTCAATATTCTTTTGAAGATACTGGACTTTAGCATTGTGACCAGAAACCATACCTTCTCCCGATGCTTGTTGACCTTGTTGGGAATATTCCTGACCTTTTCTGGATAACTTATCACTTTCAATCCAATCTCCAGCTTTGCTAAGGGCAGAACCACCAGCTTGTTGAAAACCACCTTTGATTTGTTGACCCAAACCCTTGGCGGAACCCAGAGCTTCGGCTCCCCGTGCCTTGAGACGATCCATCCATCCTTCCTCAAGAAGTTCTTCCAAATTGCGCTGGTCTTTGTTATTGAATTGTGCCATATTATTATTTATTCTTTTTTCCCCAATTAACTCTTTTGGAGCTTTTCTTTTTATACATCTTACCTTTTATTTTTTTACAGTCTGCCTTTGTAGCTCTACATGCAGGGTAAGAACCTTTTGAGGTATCCTTCCTACCACATGGACCTCCCGTTTTACAATTGATCCAACCTTTAAATTTTTTACCTTCCTTATCTACATGAGGAGCAAACCAATCACGTAAATTTTCCAGTAATTCTCTTTGGGACATCTGTTCCATTATTTTTCACTATTTCCCCAATTTTTTGCTCCCACTTTTCTACATTTGACCAATGCTCCAGAGGCATATGCACTAGGCCATACATCATATCGAGATTTTACTTTTTCATAACAAGCATCTTGTTCGTCTTCTTCTCCGCATTCTTCGTTATCTTCTTCTTCATCCCCATCTTCATCATCACCGAAGACTTTTTTACCTATATTTTCTTTCCAATCTTCTAATTCACCATTTTTATTTCTATCGGCTTTTTTGAAATCAAATTTTTCTTGCAATATTTCATCATAAATATTACCCAATTCTTTGGTGAAATCCCAAGACTTGGATTCTCCTGCCAATTTCAGATCGGTGGGGGTATTCTTGCCATTTCCCTTGTCAGTGACATTGGTGATGATATTAGGATCGATTTTAAGCTGCTTGGGCTTGATGATCACAACGTCTTTTTTCTTGAATTTGTCTGGAACTGGAACTCCTGCGCTCACATCCACCATATCAACCATGTCGGGAGTCACTGTGACTCTACCATACGTTCTACCACCACCATGATCGGCAGCAATGGTGAGAACGACCTGTGATGCTGGTTTGAATTGATTCCCAACGGAATATCCCGATTGCTTATCTCCAACTTGGCATACCTTGATGTTCAGTCCACAAGTTGCCAATTCATCCACTTCTTTCTTGAGTGTGGATGGCATATACTTGTAAGTTTCCGTGTTCTTATATCCATCACGGAACTTTACAATATCACCGTTAAGGTACCCCCCAATTTCCGAACGTGACACAACCGCTTCAAATATCTGATCAAATTTCTTGCCCATAGGATTATTTAGTCATTTACTCTAAATATTAACATGAACTTTGATGATTTGTATAATTTAGTGGTGGAAGCAAAAGGAACCAAGCCGGGGGAAAGAGTATTCAACGCCCAACAAGCGGCTGGACCATCTGGTTTTTCGTCTTCTCCAATAGGCAAATCAAATTACAATCCGGTCAATAGAGACAGGGAAGGAAGACGAAAAACAATAGACCAGTATAAAGGAGAAAATTTAACGGATGTTATGAGTCTTTCAAGTTTTGCATCTTACGATCCCAATTCTCATATAACACCAGCCCATAACCCTAAAGATAAAGGTATGACAGATCAAGCCAATGTTATCAAGCTTTTAGGTAAATCTTTTCAACTTCTCAAGAATGATGATGTGTTTGCAGACCAAATGAAAGGTATTATGAAAGGATTTGAGAAAAATCGTCGTCAAATCTCCGCATATCAGGAAAGTGTGCTTAAAACCAAACCAAAACACATTGACAATCTTTGGGGAAAGATCAACAATCTTGCCACTATTATAAACAATCCAAAAAATAAAACTGAAAAGGATATTGAGGATTTTAAGAAAGATTTAATAAAATTTAAGGCTATTCGTGATGAAGCACAATCTGAGTTAGATGATGTTTACGAATCCATTGAAAATGTTTCTCAAGAAAACGAGGAAATTAACGATAGCTATCTGGAACAAATGCTTGCAGTGATTCGTGACACTGCCAAAAGACTTTATAAAAAACAAGCCGAAGAAATCCTGTCAACTCCCGAAGAATCTCCGAAAAGAACGATACCTCTTCATGAATTGGATATTAATATGATTGAGAAAGAAGTTGCCAAGGATGCTCAAACACAGCTTCAACTTTTGGAAATGTTATTTTCAGATAATTCTGATATGAATCCTTTGGTTTTGTTCCTTGATATGCAGAAGCAGAATTATGATGAATATAAAAATAACTTCTTTGAAGCTAAAAGAGGGGATAATTACAGTATTTCCATTGAACAACTTTACAGAAGCTTGCCCCTGTTTAAAATGATTTCTTATTTTTATAATGTGATCATGAAAAGTCCTGCGATTTCCCTCAATATGAAGCAAGCCAAACGTGCCAAGGCTCTTGGAGGAGGAGATGACATGATCCAGCGTTTGGAAGGTGTTAAAAATGAAAAAGAATGGGAAGAAATTCGTCCCGATCTGCTTGTATATCTCAAAAAACAGAAAATTGACAAAGATCGTAAGAGAATGCTTACCGATCTAGCCAAAGGAAGATTCCAAGCCATCCGTGGTAGAGCCAATGCTGCAATCAAGCTCGTCACAGCCCTCAAAGCGGCAGCTATCACCGAGTCATTCGATGAATTGGCGAACAAATACGCATCCTCTTTCAACGTGGATTTGAATGATTTCATGATTGATCTTCAGGAAGTCGCCGTGTTTTTGGAAAAATCCAAGAAATGTGACGGTCCAACCAAAAAAGCCTCCAGTGATCGCAAGGGTAAAAAGTGGACTAAGTGTGCCAGACAACCAGATGGTTCTTATAAAAGGATTCATTGGGGAGAAGCTGGTGTAAGAGTTGGGAAGGATAATCCAAAACGCCGCAAATCATTCCGCGCACGGCATAAATGTTCTTCCGCTAAACCCGGATCACCCAAGGCTGCTGCTTGCTCCGACTGGTAATCATATGAACATCAAAATCAAATCACTTCAAGCATCCAAGATTGATGAGGCATCGTTGAAAAATGACTATCTCTACAAAGATGTGTCATTTGATTTGGAACCATCATATTCTTTCAACAACCAACTCAATCGTAAGGAGCAATTGAAGGATATTCGGGCTATTTTTGATGTGGAAGCCATCAAGACAAGCATTTCCAATGCATTCCTCACCTCCCCCGGTCAAAAGATACTCAATCCCCTCTTTGGCATTGATCTGAGACGATATCTGTTTGAACCCGTGGATGAATTCACAGCGGAAGACATTCAGGATGATATTGAAAGGAAATTACCCCGTTCGGAACCACGCATTGTCGTGAGAAACGTGAGTGTGGTGGGTAATGAGGATGAACAGGAATATGATGTGTCCCTGCAAATTGATGTTCCATCTCTGGGTGTCAAGGGACTTTCCCTGAAATCGAAGTTGAATTCCACGGGTTATTCGATCATTTGAAAAAACTCGACATTATACTTTGATAGTATTTGTCAAAGTGGGTGGATTCTTGAATACTATCTGTTGTTTCCGATAAAATATCACATAATTCTGAATGAAATGATTCTGTAAAAGTATCATCTTCTTCCCAATCTTCTCCAAAATATCCACGTTTTCCAAAATAGTTACGCAATTCATCAGAGATGTCACTACCACGCTCCGATTCCATTATAGATTCATAAATATCTGCTGGTATCATGGTGTTTGGGGCATTTTCAACAACCCATTCTGCATACTCCAAAGCCAAATAAGGATCGTCTGCTAGTAATTCATACACTTCATATGGGATATTTTCTAAATTGTTTTTCCATGACATCATATAAGTCATCGCAAAAAAAGGATGCTTCAAAACATTTTCAATATCATCAAGCTTGTTGGCACTAAATTCTGGATAATAATCGGGATACTCATCATCAAATAACGTATCTCTGACTTTTTTATATCGTAATATCTCATTCGGTTTCAAATCATCCATTTGATAATCAGACAAATTAGGATTAATGTTGATATATTCGTTCCTAAGACCAGAATCCAATTGTTTCCAGATTACATCGTGAAGTGTATCATCGTAGTAATCCGAAAGAACTGCCGCTTTTTCTTTATGAGAAAATTTATTCCACAGTAACACCGCTTTATCAAAATCAACATCTGGATCATTGGTGTATGATGGTAATTGTTTTTTAAAATTTCTTTTTCTTTCTAAAAAATCTTTTTCCACGTTATCCAGTTCCTTATTAACCAATAATTTTTCATATTTCGTTAATTCTGGATATTTACGAACTATCTCGTTCCACCCACCTTCCACTTCTTTGGTATTATTATCTGCAAATGTCCAATCATATCCTCGTCTATTACGATCTAATACCATAATATGGTCAGTTGCGGTCTTAGGCTTCTTTTTAAAATAAATAAAATAAAACGTTGCCAAATCATTAAACCGATAATTTGAGAACATATTACCACCTCCCGTTCTTGAGATACAGAAAGAGTATCCCTTTCCATATAACACACATTTATCTTGGGAATCCCCCCGATAGATCGTCACATTCTCATCATCAGCTACAATATCCTCCTGATTGGCAACCACATCTTTGGTTGGTGCTTTTTTCTTTTTAAATTCCGCCTTACCCTTTGCAGCATGGATCGCTTCCGTGAACTCTATCCACGATTTATATTGGAAAGGGTCTTTCTTTTGGAGAGCGTTCTTATATTTCTCAAAATCTTGTAATTCCCTACGGATTTCCTGTTCCGTGGCATCGTTCTGAAATTTCTTCACAATGTTACGGATCGCTCCTTCCGAGAACTCCAACATCAATCTACGATACTCCTTATCAAATTCCATATGATTATTTAATATCATCCACCTAAATAATAACAATGAGTGATTCTCTTGAGTATAACCTGCCCAAAAACGCATACATCAACTTCGATGCGTTGTCCCTGAAAGATTTCATCATCCAACGGCTGAATGAGAATCCCAAATTCACGGATCAGAATTACGAGGGGAGCAATCTAGCTTCTTTCATCGACATCATCGCTTATAGTTACCACACCCTGCTTTTCTATTTGAATCAAACGGGATCGGAAGCTCTTTTCTCCCAGACATCTCTCTATGAGAACATGAACAAGATCGTGAACCTTGTGGGATACAATCCTACGGGCAAACAAACGTCTCTGGTTCCCGTCACCTGCACCGCCAGTGCCTCCCTAGCGGCTGGGAACTACACCCTCCGCAAGTATTCCTATTTCCTTGTCAATAACATCCAATACACCATCCTGAACGATTTCTCCTTTGAGAAGACCACAAGCGGATCGGAGAAAATCGATTCCATTGAAAATAATCTCATTCTCTATCAGGGAACCGTTCAGGAATACCCGATTTACACAGCGGAGGGTAAGGAATTTGAAACCTTTCCGATTGTTGTTGATAATCTGGTGGATGAGAACGATGATCGTTTCATTGCCCATGGCACTCTCGCTGTTTACGTGAAAGAAATCGGAGATGCAACTTGGTATGAATATGACGAGACTGACAACCTGTTTCTCACTCCTGATTCCGATAGATACTATTCGGTTCGTCTCAATGAGAACGGGCATTATGAAATCAAATTTGGTAATAATGTGTTTGGTAAGAAACTTGCCGAGGGTGATCAGGTTGCCGTTTATTATCTCCTAAGCGATAATGACAAGGGTATTATCAGCAAGAATGTCATCAATGGCAACAAATTGTTCAATTTAAACACTTCTCAATTCACTCAGATTTATAATGATGTAATTACTGTTGATCCTTCGTCCATCATTGACCTGACAAACAATGCAACTCTGAATTTCTCCAATACCGCCAATTCCACGGCAATTTCCGATGGGGAGACGGTGGATCAGATTCGCCAGAATGTTCCCAAGTATCTCAGTTCGCAGCTTAGGCTTGTGACAGAGATTGATTATGACACATATCTCACTAAAAACCTTTCCAACGTGCTTCAATCGGTGGAAGTGGTGAACAATAAGAAGTTCATTGATGAATACATTGATTATTTCTATCGAATCTGTGTTGATCCCAATAAATCCAATAGGGTTATATTGAATCAGGTTAATTTTGCGGATTCCTGTGACTTCAACAATGTGAATATCTTCGTGGTTCCCAAGTTTGTGGTTCAAACGGATGCAGAGTATCCCCCATTTCTCTCAAACAGCCTGAAAAACCTGATCATTGACTCCACATTTGATAAGAAGATGCTTAGTCACGAGGTTGTTCCCCGTGATCCAATCTATACGGCATTTGATATTGGGTATTCCGCTCAAGCAGCGAATAAGGATGTGTATTCCACCTCCAAATTGGAAATCGTTCGCACATCCAATTCCAAGATTAACAAGGAGAACCTGAAAAAGCGTATTATCAACATTATTCTGGATTTCTTCAACCCTCTCAATAATTCTCTGGGTCAAAGGCTTGATCTTTCAGACCTGACATCCACAATTCTTGGATTGGAAGGTGTTGACAAGATCAGAACCCGCAATGGGAATGAGATATTCAATGGAATCTCCTTCATAAGCTGGAATCCCGTCTATGAAGGTGTGGATGAAGAATTTGTGAACCAAACAACCACACTACCATTTTTCAAGTTCCCTTATTTTTACAGACCACAAACAATCGGAGATAGAATCCTAATCACGGATAGCGAATGAGCAGCTTTGGCGATATAGAATTTAGTGTTCTGGATTGGAAGAACGAAAATGTGTTGAGTTCCTATGCTCTGGAACAGACACCGCTTCGGTTCGTTCCCGATCTGGATGATTTCAGCTATGTTCGGGTCTTGTGGGACTTTGGAGATGGAACCATTTCCAGTTCTTTGACGGCAGAGAAGTATTGGGAAAATCCCGGCAAATATGTCGTCAATTTCACCCTCTATGATTGCTATTCCAATGCGGTGATTTCCACGGAATACAAGATCATTCACATTATTGATTATCTCAAGCACACATTCACCGTGGATTTTGACAGTCCTACCTACTATGACAATATATCATGGAAATGTGGTAAGATCAGCGATCCCATCACAATCAGAGCATATTATCCTCCAACCATTCCAACCACAAGCCTGTTCTACCGCATAAGCGGTAGCAACAGCGATTATTATTTCGATGAATTGACAAAATTTCGTCATTTGGATAAGACATATGCTTTTCATGAGAAGATTTACAACAATTACCTCTCAAGCTATCAATATCAGGAAATTGACCGCATCACCACGGATAACACTTCGATCTATGCCAAAATATCGGGAACCAATCTGATAGGTGCCACGGAATCTGATAATAATTCGTTTTTTGTTGGGGTATCGGGAACCAAGGATATTCATTTCAAGGATGATTCCATCAATCGGATCAACATTGATCTGTTTTTTGATAGAAGTGTGGAATATCTCAATAATCGGAACAATACCAAAATTTCACTATCAGCCCTTATCGTGGATAATGATGAGGTGGAGGATTTATCAATCACCAGTAATGGATTGGATGGGGAATTCTATGAAATTGATTCTTTTAAAATTGATGGTAGAAAATTCTCCCATGTGGACATACCATTTGTTATAAAAATCAAGGATTCGGAGAATTTCAGCGTCAAGAACTTTCCCCTGCTTTCCGCTTCCGATGTCAATGTTCTGGTATTATCGGGGGGAGACGTAGTAAATTCTTCCTATTATGAATTGGAAGATGTGGGAGCTTATTATGGTTCCGCCAGAGGTAAGATAAAATTAAAAACGAACGATGTTTTACACTATGTTCAGTTGAGTGCAAACCTGTCCACAACCAATGATCAGGGGAGTTCATATTCCTTGGTAGGAATCACCGACTACTTCGATGTGTATCCCAAAAATTACGTTTCCATTGAAAAGAGAAATGAAGATTTTGATGCCCAAGAGACATTCAAGGGTTTAAGATTCCAAGAATTCCTCTTGGATAAGACGGTATTATTTGACGATTTCATGGGATCGGTGTTTGGAACCCTAAGTTCTTCCTATGACACTCTTGGTAAGAAAATCTATGAAAAGATTACCAATTTCGTGGAAAACACCCAAGATGTGGACAGAGGTGAAATATTCTCCCTGATTTCCCAGATGAAAATGACGGGGGTTGATAATGATGTGTTTGAATCCAACCTTTTCACATATCCGGAGAAAATCAAGCGTATTCTGGACTTGGGATCGATCAGCAAGAACAAATTGATTGGATTTAATAACAAATTTAAGGAGAATTTTGATATCAAGGGATTTTCTTCCAAGGAAATCTTCGGAACAAATCTGGGAACGGAGATCAACACCGATACCTACATCATATCGGCGGGAACCCCCATTGTGGCTCTGGAAAAGTTCTCCAACCGCTATGTGTTGCTGAATACTGAACAACCCGTGGAAGAAACCGTGTTGAGTGCTTACATGTTATCGGGATACAATGCAAATTGGGGTTGGCCTCTGGTTCTTCCCGACACCTACCAATATTCCGATCTGGAGAAGTATTATTTATTCTTTGAATATCAGACGGGATATGAAAACACCCTTGTTGATAATACGATTGTATATGACTACACCCTTTATGATAATCTCTCATCCAAACATGTATTAAGGGATGAAGATGGGGAACCCATACTCACCGAAACATCTCAACCAATCTTTGAGGAATTTGATTTCAATTATAATTCTGAAATGATGAACATTTCTTTGCGAGATATGTTATACTCTTCCTTATCACTGTATCATCTCTAAATAATACCAATGACTCTAGCATCATTAGGTTATCCAAACATTCCCAAGTCCATCACCAATCCAAATGTGGTGGTTCGTGATGCTCTGGATGCGAATACATCCCTTTCGTTCCTACAATTCATCAAAACGATGGATGTGTCTTTCAATCCTTCAAAAAATCAGGATTATTACACGGCATATCTCAAATCTTGGAATTTTGTGAAGAATACCAAGACTGCGGATGATAATTCCGTGATCATCGAAAGGTATCGGGAATTCATTCAGGATGTCAATCTAGAATACACCACTTTAGAGGAGCAGAAGTTCCTTTCCAAGCTGGATTTCAACGATCCCCTTGATCTTGATATTGCCATTCCGTTTTATTCCCGCAAATTAATTGAAATTTCGGAATATTATAATAAAAAACGGGAAGAAGCCAAGTTTCAGATCACCAAGAAGAGAATTTCAGGAACAAATTTTGGATTGACCAAGGATATCAAAGATATTACCATAAATTATTTGGAAAATCTTGATAACAGAAAGATCAATTATGACTTTTCCAATCTGAAAAACGATTTGGAGGTGGAAATCGAGGAGTTGTATGAAACATATCCTGAATACTTCAATCAAACACCGAATGTTCAGATATATGATAACAAGGATTTGGATTATGGGCTGGATATTTTCCTCAAAACCAATGCAGAACTCATTCCCGAAGTATTTGCTGGGGTATCCGCTTCACTGATTGAATTGAAAGAAGGGAACTCCTTACTGGATAACAAGAGAAAATTAACGGAGAAATACATTTCTTCCAATTATTATTATCTTTCCACGGGTTCCACTGTATATGACTTCATTTCGGGTAAGATGTTGGATGCTGATAATCCAGCAGCTTCCTTTTTCAACACGAAATATCCCACAACAGCTTCCACTCAGAGAAAAGAATTCACAACACCTGTGGAAATGGGGTTCTTTCGCCCCCACAAGCTATCCATTATTTTGATTGATGGGGAAATACCTTCATATTCCTTCAATTTTGATAATCTAGAACCCAATACCATCTACTATTTTCCTGATCCTGATATCAGGGGTAATAATGATGGTATTCTAACATTCGTAAACAACGATTTATTCCTGAAACGCAATGATTCTTCGGGGAAAGCCAAAAATCAACCGATTAGTAATAAAAGCGATTCCCAATATTACGGTTATATCTCCCAAACGGAGACGACACCTTCAAAATATCTGGATAAAGTGTTTGAATCGGGTTACATTCAGGATTCCAAGGAGGATATCTATAACAATCTCTATGGTTTGTTTAAAAATGATGGGAGTTTCAAGCAAACCATCAAGGTAATACCAGAAACAGAGAAACAATATATCATTCTAGATGGACATACCTTCTACGATTTCAAATATGGGGAAGGATATGCCTTTGATTATTCAACGGTTGATGATTCCACCTTTCCATATACCACAAGATCGGGGTTATCTTCACACACGGGAGGATTTACCACCGATTTCTCCCGCCATTACATTCTGTTCGGAGGAAAATTTACGGATAATTTCACATATCCTCCCGATTTTTATCCAATTTGTCAAATTCTGGAAGGTTATAATGTTTTCCGCAATGGAGTTCTCGTAACCGATACCATTTCATCCGATTTGAGTGGGTATCCTCTCAGTGGCACTTACTATTACTCCCGTTTGATTGAGGGGGGTATCCACGACTCATCCCCCCTTCAAAGAGCATTGGTTGATCCTTCATATCCAACTTTAACTGCGAATGCAACCCAAGAAATTGTTCCTGATGAAGTGAATACATTCATGATTGATGGGGGTAAGGCAACCAATTCGTTGTGTGATATCCAATTTCAATTCCCATCTATCTATTACGATCCCACGGTATTGCAATCCAGTGTTTACAATCTTTCATCTTCCCCAACTGAGAATTACTTCACAAGGTTGTCGTCACATGGCACGATCTATGTTAGGAATGCATACACCAAAGAGGTTAAATCACTTCAAACAACCTTCAGTTACCTCTCAACAACCCTGTTGAGTTCTGTTTATAACGAATTATCGGGTGTTTCCTCATTCGAAGTGGTGGGAGACACCATATTCATCCAAACCGATAACAATCTAATCGCTAAAAAAATCCTTTTTGACAATGGAGCTTTTGTAAATCCCAAGAAATCCACATATGTCACATCATTCAATGATAATCCTTACCAAAAAGTGTCCAAACGATTCAAGAAAAAAGATAAGGTGTATTACGCAAGATTGGATGTTGAGACTTATCCAGTGGTGAGTAACGATTTCAAAATATATCCAACAATTTATGAGATTGATACCACGAAACACATCAAAAAAATCTATTCTGTAGGGGGATTGACCAACTTCTACACGGTGTCAGGAGGATCGGAAGCATACATCAAGGCAGAGGAACCAATGTTCACCTATGATAATCGCTCCGATCAATATAACATATCATTCCTCATGAAAACCGTGGGCAACCAATTCATCATTCAGGAATTTGATTTCAAATTGAATCCGTTCTCCATGATTAACCATAAGCAAATCAAACAACGATGAACACCAAATTCCTATCCTTGTCTTCAACAAACACCAACCAAACCACAACCTATTCAACAATAGGTGTGGTTGATCATACCTTGTTGACATTATCTTTATCGGGAGTCACTGAACGA